AGCATGGATGTGGTGTATTGTATTTGCATTTATTGTTGGCAGTTGGACTGCATTTGGCGTGAGTGCCGTAATGCACGTTATACTACTTGCCGCGATTGCAATTACAGTAGGCACATTTGAAACTGCCAGACGACAACCACAGTACTTTGGTGGACTTGGTCGTGGCAATGGTGGCGAACATGAATAAGTTCAAGCAATGGTGGTATGAACATGATGGTATAGAAATATTATTGTTTGCCTGCATTTGGGGTAGTTTTGGATTTATGGGATATCACGCAGTAGTTGGTATTGCCGATAGAATACTATCTTAGGTAATAATTAAAGAATAGACTTGATATTATGAAATTGATGACTATATATTATGTGAAGACGCCGATTATCGGGTCTTCAATTTATCTTGCTTATTAAAGGAGAAAAACAATGGTAAATACACAATTAACATTTGATCCGTCTAGGATTAACGCTTACTCTATCGGGTTCGATAGAATGTTCGACAGTCTGTTAGGTAATCATCCTAATCAAACTACACCCTCAAGTTATCCCCCTTACAATATCGTAAAACATGATGACGATAAATTCACTATTGAGATTGCACTTGCTGGTTTCTCAAGAGATGAGATTGAAATTGAATGTCGAGAGAATGTTCTCAAGATTGAATCCAAGTCTCGTCCAGAGGGTAGTGACGAAAAAGAATATCTGTACAAAGGTATTTCAAACAAACGATTTAACAAAGCATTTACGCTATCAGACGATGTAGTTGTAAATGATGCTGATATGAAAGATGGTATTCTGAAAATCAACATGGAAAGAATTATTCCAGAAGAGAAGAAACCTCGTAGTATCAAAATCAAGTAACGCCTTCGGAGGGCAACACCTGAGTATGTGTATAAACTGCTTTTTTTAATTAGGAGTATATAATGAGTGAAACGGTAACAGATAAACTTGAAAAGATGAATGTTGCAAAAGAAGAAATTCAAAGGCAACTTGAAGGTTACGCAGGTGAATTAGAAACTCGCCAAAATCAAATTGCCAGCATGAGGCAGGCAATAGTAAGACTTGAAGCAGAAGCAAATTCTTTGATTGGTTCAATGAATGCGTGTAAAAAACTGCTAGAAACTGAGGATGAATAATGACTGTAAAATTAATTAAATTGATGAATGGCGAAGAGATTTGCGCGAAAGTGAAAGAAGAAAATGATACAACTGTTACTATTGAAAAACCTGCTATTGTAATGTTAGCACCTAATCAAAAAGGTAACCTTGCTGTACAGATGGGACCTTATTGTCCACATACAGATAATCCCCTTCCAATTAATAAAGCACATATCGTATACAGTGTAGAACCCGGAACAGAATTACTCAACGGATATAATAAAGCATTCGGTAGTGGACTTGTAATGCCATCGCCTGCTCAAATCCTTAAAGGGTAAAAGAAAATAAAACACTTGACTTTCTATACGCTTTAGTGTATAGTATTATAATAATGCAATTTTCACTGTGAGGTAAGAGTACTTGAAGTTCTATACAAATGTTCAGCAATGGGGTAACAATATTCTAGTCAGAGGTGTGGGCGAAGACGGTCGGCGTATCTTGCAAAGATACAAAGACTTCTCTCCTACTCTCTACTTGAAGTCTCCCAAACCTACAACATGGAAGACTATCGATGGTACTTATGTTGAACCTTTTCAACCTGGTTCTGTAAAAGAGTCCAGAGAGTTTATTGAACAGTATCGCGATGTATCAAACTTCAAGGTATATGGTCAGACACAATATCTTTATCAATGGATATCTGACAACTTTGTAGACAAGAATGAGATTGATTTCAATACCGATGAGATATCTATTCTCTCTCTTGACATTGAGACTTCTACTGAGCATGGTTTCCCAAACATCGCAACTGCTAACGAACAAATCTTGCTCATCACTGTGCGAGATAGTCTGACGCAGAAGTTGACTACATGGGGTCTCAAAGAATATCATGGCGACAACAAAGATGTAGACTATCGCTCTTTTGTGAGCGAGACAACGATGTTGAACGACTTCATTGCATTTATTCAAGAATACAAACCTGACGTTATCACTGGTTGGAACACTCGCTTCTTTGATATACCATATATCGTCAATCGTATTGAAAGACTTCTAGGTGAAGAGAAGACACGATTTCTCTCACCATGGAAGATTGTGAAAGGTAGCAAGGTCACGATCCAAGGGCGTGAACAACAATATTATGATATCTTTGGTATCGCTGGCATTGACTACCTTGAACTCTTCCGAAAGTATCGTGGTATAGGGTATGAGAGTTTCGCACTTGCACACATTGCAAATGTCGAACTTGGTTCTGAGAAACTTGACCACTCTGAGTATCAAAACTTCAAAGACTTCTATGAACAAGACTGGGATAAGTTTGTTGACTACAACATTCGTGACGTTGAACTTGTTGCACAGTTAGAAGACAAACTCGGTCTGATTGACTTGCAGTTGACGATGGCGTATGACTTTCGCGTAAACTATGAAGATGTATTCTCACAGGTTCGCTGTTGGGATATGCTCATCTACAATACTTTGCGTAAGAAAGGTATTGTCATTCCACCTAAGAGGTCCTTTGCTAAGAACGAAGCATATGCTGGTGCGTATGTGAAAGACCCTACTGTAGGTCAACATGATTGGGTTGTTTCATTCGATTTGAATTCACTATACCCACACTTGATTATGCAGTATAACATATCACCTGACACTGTAGTCGAAGAGCGAGTGCAATGTACTGTAGATGAATTACTAGAACAAAAACTTGACACTTCACATCTTAAAGAACGAAACTTATGTATGTCTGCAAACGGTCAATGTTTCAGAACAGACTTTCAAGGTTTTCTGCCTGCGATGATGGAAGAACTATATGAGAGTAGAAAGTTCTATAAGAAGAAGATGCTTGAAGCAGAACAAGAATATGAGATTACAAAGAAAGCATCACTCAAGAATGATATTGCAAGATATGGTAACATTCAACTTGCGAAGAAGATTGCACTAAACTCTGCTTATGGTGCGTTAGGTAATCAATACTTTCGATACTTTGACATTCGACAAGCAGAAGGCATCACGCTATCTGGTCAGTTGTCTATTCGTTGGATTGAGACCGCGTTGAATAAATACTTCAACAAACTATTAGAGACTGATGGAGCAAACTATGTCATTGCAAGCGATACGGATTCTGTATATCTCAACCTTAGTAAGTTGGTTGACAAAGTGTATGGCGAGAGAGTCCGCTTACCGCAAGACGAAGGTGGCGTATCGAAAGAGCGAATTGTTAAGTTTCTTGACCGAGTTGCTAATGAGAAACTTGAACCTTTTATTGATAAGAGTTATCAAAACCTTTCTGATTACATGAATGCATACGAACAGAAGATGTTTATGAAGCGTGAAGTAATCGCTGACAGAGGCATCTGGACTGCAAAGAAGAGATACATTCTGAACGTACACAACTCTGAAGGTGTACAATATGATGAACCTAAACTCAAGATTATGGGGTTAGAGGTTGTCAAGTCTTCAACACCTGCGCCTGTGCGTGTGATGTTAAGAAATGCTATCAAAGTTGTTGTCAACGGTTCTAATGATGACTTGCTTGATTTTATTGAGCAATGTAGAGAAGAATTCAATACACTACCACCAGAAGAGATTGCTTTCCCTCGTTCTGTGAATGGTGTTGAAAAGTACAAATCAGACATCAAAGTATATACGAAAGGCACACCTATGCATGTTCGTGGTGCGTTGATGTTCAATGAATTTGTAAAACGTAAGAAGATAACTAATCGTTATCCTATTATCAAAGACGGTGAGAAGATTAAGTTCATTCACTGTAAGATGCCAAACCCTATAGGTGAGAATATTATTTCTTTTCTATCAACTCTGCCTGTAGAGTTTGACATGCATAAGTATATCGATTACGATATGCAATTTGAGAAAGCATTCCTCGACCCTCTGCGCTTTATTGCAGAGAGTATCAATTGGCAATTAGAAAAGATAGCAACGCTAGAAGACTTTTTCGGATAGGAGATATAATGGCACACGAAGAAATGGCAAAGCAACTGTTAAATGCAGTTAAAAAACATGCAGAAGGTCACATTGAAAAACATAAAACAAATGTGATGGTCTATATGAACCAAACAGTAGGTATCGGAGAGCATTCTGATATCGTAGAGACTATTGGTCTTGAACTAGATAACATGGCGAAATACCATGACCAGATTGAGATGATTGACAAATATCTTGATCCAGTAGTTTCACCGTACCAAGATAAGAAAATCCCTTGACTTTCACATGAAGTTAGTGTATAGTGAGTATTAATTATAGGAGATATTATGAATAATTTTTTGAAAGACATTGTTAAAGAAAGTAAGAACGAGTATGCTGGTGTCGTTGCTGACGGCGTAGAAGCAGGTGACGTTTCAACTTACATTGACAGTGGTAGTTATATCTTCAATGCGCTACTCAGTGGTAGTATCTATGGGGGTCTTCCTGCAAACAAGATAACTGCGATTGCAGGAGAATCCAGTACTGGAAAAACCTTCTTCGCCCTTGGACTCTGCAAGAGTTTCTTAGATGCAAATCCAGATGCTGGTGTAGTTTACTTTGAGACTGAGAGTGCATTGACAAAAGATATGATTGAAGAACGAGGTATCGATGGCAATCGTATTGTGATGATGCCTGTGACAACTGTACAAGAGTTTAGAACTGAAGCAATTCGTATTGCTGACAAGTATCTTGAACAGAAAGAAGAAGACAGACAACCTTTGTTGTTTGTACTCGACAGTCTTGGTATGCTATCGACAACGAAAGAAATCGAAGATACTGCAGACGGTAAAGAGACTAGAGACATGACTAGGTCGCAACTAGTCAAAGCGGCATTCAGAGTATTGACGCTGAAACTAGGTAAAGCAAAAGTACCTATGATTGTCACTAATCACACTTATGACCAGATGGGTACTATGTTCCCACAGAAAGTTATGGGTGGTGGTTCAGGTCTTCAGTACGCCGCATCAACTATTGTATTCTTGTCAAAGAAGAAAGACAAAGAAGGTACAGAAGTTGTGGGTAACATCATTCATTGTAAACTCAACAAGTCTCGTTTGACTAAAGAGAATTCAATGGTTGACGTATCTCTCAAGTACAAAGGTGGTCTGAGTAGATGGTATGGTCTACTAGAACTTGCAGAAGATGCAGGCATCTTTAAGAAAGTTGCAACTCGTATTGAGTTACCTGATGGTGCTAAACTATATGGTAAGCAAATCTTATCTGATCCAGAGAAGTATTTCACTGAAGAAGTGATGCAAAAATTAGATGCTCATGCAAAGGAGAAGTTCACATATGGTGGTGAAGTATAGTCACGTTGATAAGAATGACTTCATCGCTACTCGCATTGATGAAGGCAA